AGCCAATCGGCTAGTTGCTGGCGACTGGGTTCGGAAGCATTTTCGCGACATGGGCATGCGCAATGTCGATATTGTGCGGCACATGGACATAGCGGTAGAGCTGTGCCTCTTGCCAACGGAGGCAGCAGTACTCAGCAGCTCACTCGCGCGGACCCGGGAGGTTCGCGAGAGAAGATCTGCTGTGGATCTACCGAAGTAGGGGTGCCCCGCCGTCCTTCCCGGAGTAACCACTGCAATCGATTGCACTGGTGAACAATGTCTCCGGATCCGGGAGTGTGGCGGCAGGGGTATAGGCGCTGTGCGCCGTTGTGTGCGTTATTTATCTGGCTTTGGGACTGGGGCCAGGTATGGCGTGCACGATTCTACGTTGGTTAATTTGGCTCGAGGCGTCGTGGAGCGCGTGTTTTACGTGCGTCGCGGCGAGTGCCTTGCTCAGGCACCTCAGCCTGTCAAAGGTGTGTTCTCCCGACTGCACTCTGTGCGGAAACGCTTGTTTGGTGTCCTGCGTTCGACCCCCATTGTCCCCAGGGAAGATTACCCTGGGCTGTACACTGGGCGCAAGCAGGGCATCTACGAGCGCGCGCTGGAAAGCCTGATGGTCCGGGCCATACTTCCGCGCGATTCGTGGGTTAGCACTTTTTGTTAAGGCTGAGAAGATCAACTTTGATGTCAAGGGTGATCCTGCTCCCCGAGTCATACAGCCTCGGTCACCGCGCTACAATTTGGAGGTTGGGCGCTACCTCAAGTTGTTTGAGCGTGAGCTTTGTGACGGGTTTAAGCGTGTGTTTGGGTACGCTGTCGTGTTGAAGGGGATGAATGCCAGTGCTGTCGGTTCAGCGCTCGCGGAGCACTGGGATCAGTTTCGGAGGCCGGTTGCTGTTGGCCTGGACGCCAGCCGCTTTGATCAGCATGTTTCTGTTGATGCACTGCGGTTTGAGCATTCAGTGTACAACGGCGTTTTCCGGTCCCCCGAGCTGGCCCGGTTGCTGCGTTGGCAGCTGCAGAACCGCGGCATTGCGCGCGTGGAGGGACACCGGGTCGACTACACTGTCGAAGGCCGGCGCATGAGTGGCGATATCAACACTGGCATGGGCAATTGCTTATTGATGTCGTGCATGGTCATTGCCTATTGTGAGCATGTCGGGCTACGGTTTCGACTTGCCAACAATGGAGATGACTGTGTGCTGTTTCTTGAGGCGGAAGACCTTTGCCGATTGGATGGTATTGACCAGTGGATGCTGGATTTCGGGTTCACGTTGACGCGTGAGGAGCCTGTTTATGTTCTGGAACAAGTTGAGTTTTGCCAGGCGCACCCTGTGCATTGTGCTAATGGGTGGCGTATGGTACGTAACCCCCTTGTTGCCATGAGCAAAGACTGCGTCTCACTCGTTGGCTGGGACAATGAGTCCGCTTTCGCTCAGTGGGCCCACAGCATTGGTTCCTGTGGGCTGTCACTCACTCGTGGAGTGCCGGTATGGGAGGCATGGTACGACCGGTTGGTCCGTATTGGGCGGGTGCCGTCTATCGGGGTGGAGGAACGCATTTGGGATTCTGGCTTGGGGTACATGGCTCGTGGTGTGGCTGCTTGTGAGGTTGATGACAGGGCTCGGTATAGCTTTTACCGTGCTTTTGGCATCCTGCCTGACATGCAGACAGCCCTTGAGGCAGAGTACTCGATGCCGGTCACCGTGTGCGAGCCCACCCCGATGACGTTCCCCGACGTCCGCGCAATAGATCTCTCTGAGAACCCCCTAGCAACATGGCTCGTAGCAACACGAGCAACCCCGTGACCGGCGGTGTGCGCCGTAAGCGGAATCGCCCACCCACCATGGCCAACCGTGGTAGTGGCACCATTGTCGAATACAGTTCACTGGGACAGGTACAAGGCGTGACTCCGGGTGGCTATGCCATTATGTCACGCGACTATGTCCCGGGCGCGATTGGGCCACTGGTCCAATCTGCAGGTGTTCGCGTGGTTGGTAATTACAGCACTGCTAAGTTCCTGCCTGGCACTAAGATCAGGTGGGAGCCCAGTCAGTTTCACTACCACAGGTTGCATCTTTGCTGGCTTTACTGACAACCCTGAGGT